TAGACGGCGGTGCTCCGTCGATCTGGCGGTTTCCGGGTCGAGTGATGATCGGCAATGCCGCTGGTGAGAGCGCGGCACGTTATACGACTCCCGGAGCGCTGACGTTTTGCCCCAACGGTACTTATTGCTACAACTACGGGATACGCGACGCTGATCTAGCAGTAATGTCGAGTCGGGGAGCATTTGCCATAACCGGGATGAGCCGCACGAGCGACGGCGACATAAACGGCTCCGAGGTTAATGCGCCGGCGACGGTCGGGGTGGCGGGTTTTGTGGTTGGCGACGTGTTTCGTACCGGCCCCGCATCTGCCGGCTGGGCCTCCTACTGGGACGTGCAGCTCAACCCGGAAGCGGACGGCAGCGTTATGATGGGGATGGAGATTGCGCTCAAAAACAGGGGCGGTAATTATGTAACGACGCCTTACGCCGGGCAGCCTGGGATATTCGGCATCCGCTTGTCTCCCGGCGGTGATCCGGCCGGTGGTGGAGTGAATGTTAATCCAGTCAATACCGGCATTCTGTTCGGCCCGATTAACGGTGGCCCTTCGTATAAGTTTAACAAAGGCATTGTGTTTAACCGTTTGTCACTAGTCGGGTCGGACGGCACAACCGGGTGCTGCGGCACTGCTCTTGAGATGGCTAAGGGGCACATGATTGCCTGGCGTTCGCCGGATAACGGGAATGGTTTTCTTATTCACAGTGAGGTCAGCGCCGGCAGCGCCGGGCTACAACTGGAGGCCAAAGACAACATATTAAGCGTTCTCGGCGACGGCGGCTCTACCAGTGCCCTGCAGGTTATCAATAGCCCGGCAGGAGTAAATGCCATAACAATCTCAAATGCGGTTACGGGGGATTTGCCTGCTGTGACGGCACATTCAATCACTGATCTGAATGTGAGTTTGCAATTAAAGCCGCAAGGCACCGGGACGGTTAATCCGGGGATGGGATTAAAGCTCCCGAATTACACGGTTGCGACGCTGCCTACTTGCAATGCCGCGTACACCTACGTGACGGCGGCGGTGTCGGATGCCACGGCGCCAGCCTACAACGGCGCATTAACCGGGGGCGGCGCGGTGAAGATCCCGGTGATGTGCGACGGCGCGGCGTGGAAGGCGCATTGATGACCCCGGGCAATTACGACCTGTGCATCTACCGGGGCGATACCGGGCGCTGGCGGTTTATCTGCTGGCAGGACGCCGCGCGAAGCATGCCGAGCGACTTTACCGGCGCCGTCGCCGCGGCGCAGATCCGCGACCGGCCCGGGGGGAACATGGTGACGCAGCTTTACTGTGCGGTGACCGATCCCAATACGGTGGACGTCGCGGTATTGCCGGCCGACAGCGCGCTCTTGCCGCCGCGCGGGGTGTGGGACCTGCAGTTGACCTATGCGTCGAGCGACATCCGCACCCTGGTGGCGGGTAAAGTGTTGGTAACGGGGGACGTGACGCAGGCGCAGGCCGCGTCGGCGCCGCCGCCGGTTGATCCTGGGGGTGGGGGGCCTGCCGTGACCAGTCCCGTGCGGGTGGTGTACCCGGCCAGCGGCGACGTCGTGATCATGGAGACGGAATTTGCCCTGCACGTGGCGAGCGGGCCGCTGGCGGCGCTGACCATCCGGTTGCCGCCGGGTCTCCCCGACAATGCGCTGGTCGAGATCTCGTTCGCCTACGACGTCGAGCTGCTGATTGTGGCGGACGCCGCGGGCTTGCCGGTGGCGGGGGGGCCCAATAGCGGTCACGGCCCGGGTGCGGCGCTGGAGTTCCGCGTCGTCCCCGGTATTGGTGTGGTCTACTGGAAATGACCGACACGGTGGCGATCGACGTTGTGGTGACGGCGACGCCGGTGATCGAGGTCATGATCGGGGTCGGGCAGCAAGGTCCGCCGGGCCCCGCCTGGCAGCCGGGGTTTATGAGCGTGGCCGGCTCGGGGACGCTGCCGTCCGGGACCAACGGATTGGTGCTGGTCGACACCACGGCGGGACCGCTGACGGTGACCTTGCCGCCGGCGCCTGCCCTTGGGCAGACGCTAACGATAAAGGACAGCACCGGCACCGCCGGCAGCAACCCGATCACCGTGGCGGGCGGCGGTTTTACCATCGAGGGGGCGCTGAACCTGGTGATAGCCGCCAATTACGGCTGGGTGCAGCTTGCCTTCGCCGGTACGATGTGGGTGCAGGTATGAGGTACGCGGCCGCGGCATTGTTGGCGGCGTGCTTCTCGACTGCCGCGGTGGCGCAGCAGGTTCCGGACCCGGCATCCCGGTCGGCATCTGCCCTGGCTTATGTGTTCGACGTCAAGAACACCTACGGCGCCAAATGCGACGGTGCGACCGACGACGCGGCGGCTTTTACTAATGCGTTTATCGCGGCTAGTGCAGTTAATGGGGTTATAGTTGTACCTCCAGCACGTTGCCGCATAGCAACGTCTGTCGCCTTATTCGCTAACACTACGTTAAAATGTACCAATGCGTTCCCCGATGCCGGGGACAGCGAGAACCCGCGTCTCGCGACGATCCCGGCACTGCTTCTGGATGGCACTGCCACGATCGAAGCATCAAGTGGGCAGGCGTCGATCATAGGATGTAACATTCAGCGTTACGGGATGACGTTCCCGGCAGCTAACTCGTCGGCCTATGCCGGGATCGCGCTAAATGATAACGGGCATCCCGGGTTTACCGTGATCGATACCGTGATCGTGGGGTTTAAAACCTGCGCGTATATCCACGGGGCGCGGCCCTATATGCGCCGGGTCTACATGGATTGTGCCGGAGGCAGCACAGCCGGAACCTACGGCGCGGCCCTGGAGATCAATAACGGCAACGGCGATGCCGGCTATTTCATCGACCTTAAGCTCCAGCCGATTGCGACGGGTAACGGTACATGCGGCGCATCGTTGCGGCCGGGGATAGGGATAGCTCACGGTGGTATCAATTTTTTCGAGGGCGGGATTGTTTCTCAGAACTTCCAGCAATCGCAGTTTTACAACACGGGAACCGCGCTAGTTCTAGGCGGGTCAGCCACGATATGGACCGATTATATTGGTAGCCTTTGTGGCTTTGGTTCCACGATTGGTGTTAAAAATGAAGGCTTTATGCACGTTGCCAGTCTTAATCTGAACGGCACGAATACCGGCTTGGACAATAACTTCTTTGGTACAAACTGGATTGGGGAGGTGTTTCTTAACGTTATCGGCCAGGATTGCATCGTTAATCGCCAGGGCATCCTCAAAATTGGTAGTTTGAGCAGCAACGAAGCGCCGTCGCAGAACTGCGGGCGATACGCGGTAGAGGTCCCGGCGACAGGTGTGAATGCCATTACTTGGATCGACAGCGCGCGGCTCTCCAAGGTTAACGGCGGGGTCGCGCCGTATTTTCACAGCTCGCTCGCCGGGACGACGATCCCCGGCTCCCTGTCGGTAGGTAATCTACACACGGACCTGGCTGCCGGCACTAACCCCTATGGTGGGTTTGCCGCACAGGCAGGCTCAGCTCAAATGCTGGCCCCGATCAATGTCACGATCACCGGCTCCTGCACTGGTCTCGGCACCGGTGGCACCTGCACGTTGCCCGGTTCATACAACAACATGGCGACCGGGATTATTAGTCTTACCGCCGGTTCCGGGGCCGCGACGACCGGCAACGTCACTCTGACTTCTCCGATGGCGGGAGCCAGCGGGCGGGCATGCACTTTTTCGACCCTGACCGGGCTGGTGGCAGCAGATTTAGGCTATCGCTACACGGTGTCCGGTAACGATCTGACGGTGATTTGGAAGACTGCCTCCGGGGCACTGCCGGCGGGGGCCCATTATATCGCTTATCAGTGCGCCTCGCTTTAATGGGCCCCGATATAGCACCGCTGTCGGAGGCGGCGGTGTTGCGCACCCAGCGCAATAACCTGCTGGCCCGGGTGCTCGATCTGGAGGTCGAGGTGGCATTGCTGCAGGATGAGCTAAAGCGGCTGCGGCGCTGGCCGGAGCGGCCGGAACACCTGGCGGCGGTGGAATGAGCACGGCGCGCGCCCGGCGTGGCGCCGGGCACCAGCCCGGCCGCATTGAATTGCCGGAGAAACTGGTCGAGGTGTTCGACGGTCCGGCGCTCTATCGCTGCGCTTTTGGCGGTCGGGGTAGCGCTAAATCGAGATCCTTCGCAAAGATGGCCGCGGTTCACGGTCTGCGCTGTGCGCAGGCCAACGAAACTGGGGTCATCGTCTGCGGGAGAGAGTTCCAGAATTCTCTGGACGAAAGCAGCATGGCCGAGGTCAAGGCGGCGATCGAGAGCGAGCCCTGGCTGGCCCAGATGTACGAATGCGGCGAGAAATACATTCGTACCCGCGACGGCAAGATCGATTTCGCCTTTGTCGGGTTGCGCCGCAACATCGAAAGCGTCAAATCGACGGCAAGAATACGGCTGCTCTGGGTCGACGAGGCCGAGCCGGTCTCCGAGACCGCCTGGATGAAGGCGATCCCGACGGTGCGCGAGGAGGGCGCCGAAATCTGGGTGACCTGGAACCCGGAGCGCCGCCAGTCGGCGACCAACAAGCGGTTCCGCCTCAACCCGCCGGCCAACAGCAAGATCGCCGAGGTCAACTGGCGCGACAACCCTTGGTTTCCGAGCGTGCTGCAGCAGATCCGGGTCGAGGATAAGGAAAAGCGGCCGGACCAGTACGAGCATGTCTGGGAAGGGGCTTATGCCAGCGCCCACACCGGCGCTTACTACTCGAGCCACCTGGCGGAGGCCGGGCGCGAGGGCCGGATCGGCGGCGTCATGCGCGATCCGCTACTGCCGATCAAGGTGTTCTGCGATCTGGGCGGCACCGGCAACAAATCCGACGCCTTCGCGATGTGGGCGGTGCAGTGGGTGCAGCGCGAGGTTCGGGTGCTGAACTACTACGAGGCGATCTCGGAGCCGCTGGCGACGCATATCCAGTGGCTGCGCGACAACGGCTTGGAAAAGGCCGAAATCTACCTGCCGCACGACGGCGCGACGCACGACCGCATTTATGACGTGTCGTTTGAGAGCGCGTTCCGGGTTGCCGGGTTCAAGACCGAGGTCATCCCCAACCAGGGCCGCGGCGCCGCCCGGGCGCGGGTCGAGGCCGGCCGGCGCATCTTTCCGGCCTGCTGGTTCAACGAAGTAACCACCGAGAGCGGCCGGGAGGCGCTCGCCTGGTATCACGAGCGCAAGAGCGAGGACATCCGCGACGTCGGG